TATAAGGGTTCTGAATACTATGATACTGGTATTATCTACTGCCCATACATCCCGATTATGGTGCAACGCACAATTGGACCGAATGATTTCGCTCCTCGCGTTGGACTCATGACCCGTTATGGTATTGTAAATAACATCTTTGGTGCTAATCTTTATTATCACCTTATCATTGTTAAAGGTCTTGGTACTGCGTTTGTACCGGGGTCAATCAGCACATATTTATAATTTATTGTAAATAGCTGACTGCCAAGCAGTTACGTCAAATCAATCTGAAACCGGAGGTGCCGAAGACCCTCCGGTTTCCTCGTTTTTATATATCACGTTTCCAAACAAATTTGTAATTACCACAATCATATATTTTATAAAATCCATTCAATTTCATATTACACTAAATAATACCAATGCAATCCTTCAAACAAATCTTCCGAATCCATGAAAGTCTGGATAACCCATACCCTTGGAATAACACATTTAAAACGGAAGAAGTAACCGATGATTGGGATGATACGGGAGAAGAATATTCGAAAGATATTCTACAACCAACACAAATTGTTCATTTCAAAACAGAAGATGGGACTCCATATATTTGGTATGCTAAACAGAATAGATACGACGATAAATATTGGGAAATTGCCTTCGGAGTGGTTGAGAAAGATAAGGGGGACGGTAGCTTTGAAACAAACATTGAAAAAACAGGAAGGGGCAACGCTTTTCGTATCTTTGCCACGGTAATTGATATAACCAATTCTTTTGTGGAATATGATGAGGATAATTACGAAGTTCAAAATTTAACAATATCTTCAAAGGGAAATAACCGCACATCTCTATATAAAAAATTCTTAATTCCAAGAATTGATAATTTTGAAATATCACACGAACAAAAGAATGGTGAAGAAACGGAGATACATCTTCAAAGAAATTTCTAAAATTTAACTCAAATCACTAAATAATAATATGAGCTTATTTACGTTCGATACTATCCTCCTTTCCGCCCAAAAAACCGGAACACCTAACCTTATTGGCACTGCCCTATCCGCCACGGGTGTCACCTTTCTCTCCGGTGCAAATGTCGTAGTGGCAAGCCGTCAAGTTGGAGTTGTTTCTCTTTCCACCAATGATGTGGGACTTACGTTCTCCCCCGTTAATTTCTCGGTGGGAACCACTGTCAACACCGTATCCGCATTCTCCCTTACCCTTAGCGGATTTCCAAATGTCACAGTAAATGTTCTGGGATCGGTGTTCAACATTCCTAATTCACTTCACCTTTCCAACATGGCATTGGTCAAAACAAATAGTTCCTATTCTGTTTTTCCATTCATTAGCTCGGTTACTATCGTTCCCACTTCAGCATTCTCAGAGACTTTTTCGGTGTCCACCCCTGATACGCGCCGTAAAAGATTGCTTGGATATTAAAAAACAGACGGAAAGTGTCCGTTTTCTTATATCGTAGCACACTTGACATCTATTCTTATAATGTTAAGATACTCTCATGAGTAATTGTTACGTTCATCCAATTGGAGGGCTGGGAAACCAGCTATTCATCATAGCTGCTGGATACGCCTATGCCAAGAAGCACGGCAAGACACTGATCATCGTTGCCGACAATTGGGTTGCTGGTCAGGGTAACAGCGTCCTATCCTACAAGGATACCATTTTCAAGAATTTTGAATATGGTTCCTTGCCAGTTACAAGAGATGTTGTCTCTATCCATGAGAAAAGATTAAATTATGATAAATTACTTTTTTATCCGGGTAATGTTTCCCTTCATGGATATTTCCAATCTTTGAAATATTTTGAGGAATTTAAGGATGAATTTATATCGTTATTGAATTTCGGGGATAGTAATCCACCTCCCAGTATTTATCCCATAACCAGAGTGGCATTTCATGTAAGAAGAGGTGATTATTTGAGATATCCAAATATTCATTATGTTTGTAAGACCGAATATTTTGATTATTTCCTCAACATATTTGCTCCCGAAATGATAAAAGGAACTAAAATTTATATGTTTACGGATTCTCCTGAACACGTTAAAAAAGAATTTAATATGTTTAATTACACCTTGGTTGAAACCGATTCTGATGTGAAAGAGCTTGCCATGATGAGTAAATGTGATATTATAGTGGGAAGTAATTCTACGTTCTCTTGGTGGGCATCCTTGATTGGGAAAAAGACCTGCCACTTTCCATCCAAATGGTATGCTGATGGTAAGGAACATGGAGACATTTACAGGGAGGATATGATACTACACGATGTTTGATTCAATTAATCACATGCTCTTCACCAAGAAAGGGGAGATGACCAACGAATTGTTGGAAGAATTCTCCCCTTACATGGTGACACGTTATCTGAGTTTCTATGACGATGATCTGTTGAATTATGCCAATGAGACGGTAAATAAATATGATCAGATTTTTGAAACTGATGAAGAACAATTCCGGTTCTTTGAGAACGTGATACCCAAGCTGAAACGGAAGAGAATTGACTATATCTCCAAGAAAAAAAAATATAATGAATGCTTTAAATAATTTTTTCAAAAAAATCTATTGTATAAATTTAGATAGACGACCTGATCGTTGGGAACACGCTTCCGAACAATTTCAAAAATTCGGAATAAATGTTGAGAGATTCTCAGCAATAGATCATAAACAGTTGGATAATATCCCCCCCAATATTCAAAGCGGAGCATATGGGTGTACGCTCAGTCATTTGGGGATCATTGAAAGGTGTAAAAACGATAATGTTGAAAATGTTTTGATTTTTGAAGACGATGTTGTATTAGATGATGATATTTTAAATGTATTTGAAAATAATATAAATCATATTCCATCGTGGGATATGATTTATTTTGGGGGGAATCACAGAAAGCGTCCAACACACATAGATAAAAATATCTATAAATTGCAATATAGCGTAGCTATGCATAGCTATGCATGTAATCACACCATGTATGATATTTTGTTAAAACTTGAAAACCCTATTTGCTTTGATGCTAGTGTAGCAAAAATACATAATATGCATGATTGTTTTTTACTTGCCAAAGATGACGGTTCATCTTTGACAAAACAATATCCAAATTTTAGTGATATTCAAAATGGATATACAGATTATACGAATATACTATGAATAATGAATGCTTTAAATAATTTTTTCAAAAAAATCTATTGTATAAATTTGGATAGACGACCTGATCGTTGGGAACACGCTTCCAAACAATTTGAAAAATTCGGAATAAATGTTGAGAGATTCTCAGCAATAGATCATGAACAGTTAGATAACATACCCCCCAATATTAGAAGTGGAGCATATGGGTGTATGCTCAGTCATTATACCATAATTGAAAAATGTAAAAACGATAATATTGAAAATGTTTTGATTTTTGAAGACGATGTTGCATTGGATGATGATATTTTAAATGTATTTGAAAATAATATAAATCATATTCAGCGATGGGATATGATTTATTTTGGAGGGTATCATATACATCGCCCAACGCATGTAGATAAAAATATCTACAAATTGCAGCGTAGTTATGCAACGCATAGTTACGCTTGTAATCATACCATGTATGATAATTTGTTAAAAATTGAAAAGGGTAGTTATATTGATGTTAGTATATCGGAAATGCATGGGGCACATGATTGTTTTTTATTTGCCAAAGATGATGGTTCATCTTTGGCGAAACAATATCCGAATTTTAGTGATGTTGAAAATGTATATAAAGATTACACGAATATACTATGAAAGCACTTATTGTATGTCCAACTTATGGAAGACTCCCTTATCTGGGGAGATTATTAGCATCATTTTTAAATCAAGACTATGATGATAAGCATCTAGTTATTATCAATGACGATAAAAAAATCACATTGGAATGTGATTATGATAATGTCACTGTTATGAATTTGACCAGAAAGATATCGGTAGGAGAAAAAAGAAACTTGGGCGCAGCATACGGACATTTTGATGTGATACATCCATGGGATGATGACGATATTTTCTTACCCAATCGTTTATCAAATCACATGAAACAATACGCTGATCCTTCTGTGGAAGCATATAGAAATTTTTCATCATATACTATATATGCAGATAAATTTTCCCCGTGTAATGGGGGCACAAACAATAAATCATATCGGAAGAAAATGTTTTTCGACGTTGGAGGATATGAAAGCACCAATAATTTTGGAGAAGATTTGGAATTACACCATAAATTGAAAAATTTTAAAAAAGATGAAAATGAAAATGAACGCGATTTTGTTTATGGATTTTCAACATCTAATTTTCATTTATCGTGTCAACCCACGGAATTACAAATACAAAACATTTCATATGAACAATTACTAGAGTTAAATTTATTGAATAAAAAATTCGTCATAACACCGGACTATGATGAATATAATAAATATCTACTGTTGGATCAAATGTTT